TTACTAACAGGTAATACACTTTATCAAAACTATTATGATCAATGGCAGTATCTGCTAGAATCATATGTTGGCGGAGAAGAATATCGTCAAGCAGGACATCTGCATCGTTATCAATTAGAAACTGATGCTGAATATGCTGCCAGACTGAGAACAACTCCTTTAGAAAACCACTGCCAAAGTGTAGTGTCTGTGTATAACAGTTTTCTATTCCGTGAAGAACCCGAACGTGATTTTACCAACAATGGTGTATCCTTTGAACTAGAAATGTTCCTGCGTGATGCTGATATGGATGGACGCAGTCTTAATATGTTTATGAAGGAAGTGTCTACTTGGTCATCAGTGTTCGGCCATTGCTGGATCATTGTTTCAAAGCCCAATGTTGGTGCAGTAACCCTAGCCGAAGAACAGGCAGCAGGCGTTCGCCCATATGTTTCCTATCTAACTCCTATGGTAGTATTAGATTGGAGTTATCGTCGTAGACCTAATGGCAAAGTAGAACTAGACTACATTCGCTATGTTGAAGATGTCACAGGAGATCTACGCACACTGAAAGAATGGACTCCTACAGAGATCAAGACCACAACGCTTGACACCAGCAAAGATATGATCACAGAAGAGATTGTGGAAGTCAATCAACTGGGCAAGATTCCTGCAGTCTGTGTCTACAATGGTCGCAGTATTATTCGTGGCTTTGGTGTCAGTGATATTGCTGATATTGCAGATGCACAGAAGTTTATCTACAACGCTACTTCTGAAGTAGAACAAAGTATTCGTCTTGACAGTCATCCAAGCCTAGTTAAGACTCCAGAAACACAAGCAGGTATTGGTGCAGGATCAATGATCCATATGCCAGAGAACTTAGATCCTGGACTAAAACCATACCTATTAGAGTTTGGCGGTGCATCAGTTGATAGTATCTATTCAGCAATAAAACACACCATTGAAGCCATTGACAAGATGGCCAACATTGGAGCAGTAAGGGCCTCGCAGAGCATTTCAATGAGCGGTGTAGCGATGGAGACAGAGTTTCAATTGTTAAATGCCCGCCTATCTGAAAAAGCAGACAATCTAGAACTTGCTGAAGAACAGATGTGGGAATTATGGTTCCTATATCAAGGATCACAGTGGATGGGCTATGTGGAATATCCTAACTCATTCAACATCCGTGATAAAGCAGGCGAAATCAATCAATTACAAACCGCTAAATCCACTGCCACAGATCCTGTTGTGATCCGCAAGATCGATGAGCATATCTTAGAGTGGATGGGTGAAGAAAAAGAATTACTAGCCTATCAAGATATTAATCCTATCCCAGGTAGAACCTATCCTGATGGTGAGGCAATTCCCGAATCATTGCCACCTGCATATATGCCTGCTGAAGACAGCGGAACCCAGGATCAATGGTGCCAGAACTGTGAATATTATAAATCAACTGAAGGATATTGTATCAAATTTGATGCTAATGTTCGTCCATTATTCTGGTGTGCTAAATGGGAACCACAAAGTTAAAATATTCGGAAATACCAGCAGTAAGAAATTATCTGCTGGAACAACAAGAACATCGTTGTGCATTATGTAATGATGTAATAGAAGAAGGAAAGGCAGTATTAGACCACGATCATAGATCTGGAATAATAAGAAGAGTGCTTCATAGAGGCTGCAATAGTTTACTAGGCAAGATAGAAAACAATATGGCCCGCAGTGAAGTAAACCTAATACGGTTAATGAAATTTGCTGATAATATCTATGAGTATGTGACTAACAATACCACAGATTGGATTCATCCTACACATAAAACACCAGAGGAGCGTAAAATGAAAGCATACAAGAAAAAGAAAAAACCTGTTAAGCCAGGCAAAGGCAAATACTAATATGCCAATACATAAAGCCAAAGGACCCAAGGGCGGTAAAGGTTGGCAATATGGTAACAGTGGTAAAGTCTATCCTACTAAAGCACAGGCCATCAAACAAATGGTTGCCATAAAGATTAGTCAAGGCAAGATTAAACCCAAGAAAAAGCGTTAACATAACCAATAAATACACCAATAACTCCAGAGTTTAATAAATAAACATATTAAACACTCTAAAGGAGGCGATGCTACAATGTCAGAAAATACATTGGCTACACAAGATATGGCAACTGATGCCGCAAGCACCACAGACGCTGAAAATCAGGCACAAGCGACTAAGACATATTCTCAAAAGGAAGTGGATGATATGATGGCAAGGATGAAAACATCCTTAAAGTCTAAACTTCTTAAACCCTATGAGGAACTGGGCGATCCAGAAGAACTACGTCAACTTAAACTTGAAGCCGAACAAAAGCGTCAACAAGAACAGATGAAACGTGGTGAATTTGAAAAAACCCTACAAGAATTAGCCGCTAAAAAAGATGCTGAAATCTCTAAACGAGATGCTGTCATCAAAGAATATAAGATTAATACACCTTTAATATCTGCGGCAGCAAAATACAACGCTGTGAATGCAGATCAAGTAAAGGCACTATTATCGTCTAATATTCGACTTGGTGAAAGCGGTGAAGTTGAAGTAGTAGATAGCAAGGGCTCAGTGCGTTATTCAGACAAAGGTGAACCCATAGGCGTAGATGATTTAGTCAAAGAATTCTTAGACACAAATCCTCACTTTAAATTAGCCAATCCTGCTACAACACAAACCAGAAGCAATATAGTAGACAAAGCGCAGTCTAAGAAAGTTGACATTACTAAACTAGATATGACCAACCCTGAACACCGTGCTTTATACAAAGAATATCGCAAGACATCGGGTCTTGCCTAACTAATTTAAAGGAAAATTTATTATGGCTGGTTCTACCACTACTACTCTAAATGACTTGCTACCTGCGATTACCGCAGAAGCAATGTTCGTTGCTAACGAGCGTTCTATTATGCGCGGTCTCGTTAAAAACTATGCTATCCCTGCTGGACAAGGTAAGACAATTACCGTTCCTCGCTATCCAGTTCAATCTGCAGCCGCAGTAACTGAAGGCGATGAAGTTTCTAACACAGCAGTTAGCACAGACGGTGTAACATTGACTGTTTCTACTGTTGCTATCCGCACACTATTAACTGACTTGGCTCGCACTTCTGCCGCTTCTAACGTTGTTGCAGATCTAGGCCGTTTGTTCGGTGAAGCAATCGCTAAGAAAATCGACCAAGACCTATTGGCTCTATTCAGCGGTTTCTCAAATGGTGTTGGCGGTGCAAGCACAGCATTGAGCGCAGCCGTTGTTGCTCAAGCAGTTGCTAAACTACGTGCAAACGCAGTTCCTGGCGATGCATTGGCAGCAGTTGTTCACCCATATGTTGCCTATGACTTGAAGAAAGACTTGACCAACACATTTGCTAATCCTAACGCTGGTATCATCCAAAACGAAGCGATGAGCCAAGGTTATGTTGGTATGTTGTTCGGCGTTCCTGTGTTTGAATCAGCAAACATTGCTGACACTGGCACAGCAGGCGATTACGTTGGTGCTGTATTCCACCGTGATGCATTGGGTCTTGCCCTAGTTGGTGATATCTCCATCGAAACACAGCGTCGTGCTAGTTTCTTAGGTGATGATATCGTTGCTTCTGCACACTATGGTGTTGGTGAATTATACGACACATACGGTGTTAAGATCACTTCAGATTCATCTTTAGTTGATCCAGCCTAATTAGGAGATAGAAATGGCTTTCATTGAAGAAGCAAGCATCGTAGTAAGTTTCGCAGAGTTTCAGGATGTTGTGAATAAAGATCAACGTCTATTTGAAGCCAATGAGGGCCTTTCTGACACTATCGTAGATGCAAGCCTTGTTAGAGCCACAGAGCGTATCTTAACCAAGTTACGCTCTAGTGATTGGTGGAAGAGTTATTACATTAGACGTAGTAATGCTATCACATTCACTACTGTGGCTGATGTGCCTGCCTTAGATCCAAATCGTATTATCGCAAGACAAAATGATTTTACAGATCTATGTGTCTATACAGCCTTGGCAGATTTTATTCTGCCAAGCATCGCTGACTTTTCCAAGGAAGATTCAGCAGAAAGACAAAAGATGGGCTATTACACACAGCGAGCCGATGAACTCTTTGGTGAGTTGATTACCGCTGGCGACTGGTATGATTTTGATGATGATGCTACTATTGAATCATCCGAGAAACAACCAGGACAATACAATCTAAAGAGAGTGCGATGAGACAGGACGTTATTGATTATCTTCAGAACCAGAACCTAGGTAGTTTTGTGACTGCCACAGAATTACCCTGGAATGAAACTGGAGAAAATTTATATCTTAAAAATCTTAAAAAGATTTATGTAGATGTAGATGAATTCGTAATGGAACCTTTTATCACTACTTTCAGTGGATTGAATCTAACAAACGAAACTACCAGAGTCAGAGTCTATTTCGCTAATGACGCGAAGCAGTTGCCTTCTAACTATGATGAAGTTGTCCAATTGATTAGGGCTGCTAAAGACATTCAAACAGATGACGGTTATGGCCGTCGTGAAGTAGATGTCAATACAACCTATGAAGCAGACAAATTAGTCACAGAAATAGAAATACGATACATTAAAATAACTTAAGGAGATTGCCAAATGGCATATATTAACCCAGCACCAGGAACTGATAACAAAGTTACCCTGACGCTTGACGTAGCATCTGGTGACACAGATATTACCCAAGGCGTAGGCGCTTTAACAGTTCCTGCATTGCAAGACATTACCATTAACGCCGCAAACGACGTTTTTACCTGGAGCCAATTAGACTCTACTGCTAAAAAACAAGTTGCTACTACATCTACAAACTCAGTTTCTATGAACCTAGTTGTTGATACACAAACGTTCTTTGGAACAAGTGTAGGTGCAAGTATCACTGGAACTATTGCAGAACAAGGTTTATTTGGTTGCAGCCGCAACAAGACATTGATCAACTTTATCATTAGAGTTGAAAATTCTACAACTGACACTTTTATCAAAGGTGTTGGATACATCACTGGCCTAGCACCAACTGTTAGTGCTGATTCACCAGTGTGGGTATCACCAATTACTATCACAGTATCTGGTGAATACACAGTAGCGGCTACCTAATAACCCAGGGAGCGGAACCTACATAGTAGGACTGAAAAGGGCCTTAAACAGCCCTTTTCTTTTATCCTTCTATAAATACTAAGGAGAAAAGATTAATGGATGTCATAGGTAATAAAAGTGACAAAGAAC